TAATAACTAAATTAAACTAGCCTATGGAAACAGATGATGAACTAAAAGTGATTGGTTATGATGAACTCAAAGATGAGTACAAACTAACTGATAAACAGATAGCTGTCATGGACAGAGAAGCACAGAAGATCATGGGTAATAGCTTAGTCATGATTGATGGAGCACTCAGAGATGACGAGCATAAACCAATGGAACGTATAGCTACTGCTTTAACTTTCATTGACATAACAATGAACCTTATTGAAAAGAACTTCAACGAAACTATCTCTAAAAACCTATCTAAAGAGGAGCTAAATTGAATCTAGCTGATGAGCAAGATAAAATAGAAAAGGAGATGAACTCTCTTGGTATCGACAGGTATTACAAGAGTATACGAGAGTCACGAAAAGGGGGAGGAGAGTCAACTACTCTCTATGGTATAACTCTTATGAAGGAGGCTCTTGATGTAATGAATGAAGGTATCAAGGAGTTCTTACATGAAGCGATGTCAGGTGGGGTAGGTAAGTACCAGAAGTCAGCACTTACTCTAGCTTTGATGGACTCAGAGGTATGTTCCTATCTCACCTTGAAGTATGCTATTGATGGTGTCTCACAGAGAAGTCCCTTCACTCGTATTGCTATGAAGTTAGCAGGTGCAATAGAGGATCAGTTTAAGTTTGATCTATGGGACAAAGGGGAAGAATCCAGAAAGATATTCAGGAGGATCAAGAAGAAAGTAACCTCACGTACCAGTAACAGACTGTACAGGAGGTACAATATCATAAGAACCATGAGTAGACTGGAGCTTCTAGACCATGAAGCATGGACTAAGACTGAGAGACTACACTTAGGTAGTAAACTAATAGACCTATTGATACAAACAACTGGACTAATGGAAGTTAAGACTGTCCAGTTTGGTAGGAGAAAGAGGATCATATACCTTCAAGCTAATAAAGCTACGTTATACTGGATTGAAAACGTGAACAAGGAAGGTGAAGGTTTACATCCATACTTTTATCCATGTGTAGTACCTCCGTTGGACTGGAGTTCTCCGTTTAATGGAGGATACCACACTAAAAGGATTGATACACTACCTCTGATTAAGACTCGGAACAGAGAGTACCTAGAGGAGATGAAAAATCATCACATGCCACTAGAGTATGGTGCTATCAATGCCTTACAACGTACTAGATGGGCAGTAAATGTTCCTATCTTAGAGGTTATGCAAAGGTGTTGGGAGACTGGTGAATCATGGGCTAAACTACCACCAAGAGAGGACTACAAGGTACTTCCAAGTCCCATCAAGGGGAAGAAGAAGGACATGACACCTGAGGAACTAGACATGTTCATCAAGTGGAAGAAGAAAGCAATGACTGTCCATGATATGAATGCTAAGATGACCAGCAAACGTATCCAACTGGTGAGAACTATGGCTATGGCTAGGAAGTTCAGACAGTACAAAGATATATACTTTGTATACCAGTGTGACTTCAGAGGTCGTAAGTACACAGTTAATTCCTTTCTTACACCACAAGGGCCAGACTATGCCAAGTCTTTACTCAAGTTTTCCAAGAAGTTTCCTATTAATAATAAGGAACAAAGGGATTTCTTTGCAGTACATGGTGCTAATTCATTCGGGTTTGATAAGGTTTCATTCCAAGAGAGAGTGGAGTGGGCACTGGAAAACACTGATAACATTATTAATTCTGCATCACAACCATTGAATAACAGGTGGTGGACTAAGGCAGATGAGCCGTGGACTTTCTTAGCATGGTGTTTTGAGTGGGCTAACTTTAGTAAAGAGGGATATGGATTTGATTCTCAATTACCCATATGTCTTGATGGTTCTAACAATGGACTCCAACATTTCTCTGCTATGCTCAGAGATATTATTGGAGGGAAAGCAACGAACCTTACTCCAGAAGATATACCACAAGATATATACCAGATGGTTGCAGATGTGGTACTAAAGAAAGTTAAAGAGGATGCACAGCATGGTGTACCCTACTCTAAAGAGTGGCTTTCATTTGGTATAGATCGTAAGATAACCAAGAGACCTGTAATGGTAGTACCCTATGGAGGTACACGCTTTAGTTGTAGAGCATACGTAGAAGATGCAATGAATGAGAAGATACTGAGTAATCAGAATGTCAATCCATTCGGTGAACATATATACGAGGCATCATTGTACGTAGGTAAGCATGTATGGGAAGCAATAGGAGAGGTAGTAATCAAGTCAAGAGAAGCTATGACATGGCTTCAAGAGATAGGAAGGAGAATGTCAGAGAAGAATCTTCCTATAATATGGGAGACACCTTCTGGATTTGTAGTACAGCAGATATACAAGAGCATGAGAGCCAGAAGGATAACAACTCACATAGATAATGTATTAATTAAACCCTCTGTACTAGAGGAGACAGAGAATATAGACAAGCGAAGATCAATCAATGGCGTGTCACCTAACTTTGTGCATAGCATGGATGCAACTGCACTAACACTTACTATTAACAAGTGTTTAAAGGAAGGTATAAATGATTTCTCTGTAGTGCATGATTCATATGGAGTACATGCACACTTTGTTCCACGTATGGCAGATGCTATAAGAACTTCATTCGTGGATATGTACTCAGACATAGATGTTCTTAATGATTTCTATGATAATGTAAGTGATGTGCTTCCTGATTTAGAACCACCACCTGATCGTGGTGAACTAGATATTATGGGAGTTATAGACTCTGAGTATTTCTTTTCATAAAATGGACATTTAAGGTTCAACAAAACATTAACACACACGAAAGGAAAACATGGCTGGAAAATATCCGGTGACTCCAAAGGGAGAATTCAGATGGGCACATATTACTGTACCTGATACAACCTTTAAGGTTGAAGGTCAGTATCATGTGAAGATATTACTGTCTGGTTCTGATGCGGAGGACATGCAGAAAACTATTGACGATGCTCATGGTGAGTGGAAGAAAAGGTGTCAACAAAAGTCTGCAAAGAAAACATGGCAGGAGTATATGCCATACAAGATGTCACTTGATGATGAAGGTATGGAAGAAGGGACTGAGTTCCACTTCAAACTGAAAGCATCAGGTACTAATTCCAAGACTGGACAAACCTTCACACAAAGGCCAGTTGTAGTAGGCCCAAACAGAGAACCACTTCCTGCCTCACTTAAGGTAGGTAATGGTAGCATTGGAAGGGTAGCTTATGAGATTGCACCATACGAGCATGGAACATCTCTCGGTGTACAACTTAGGTTACGTATGGTTCAAGTACTTAAGCTCATTGAGTACGTAGCAAATGGAAATGCTGGTGATGTATTTGATGTGGAAGAGGGGTATGAAGTAGTAGTAGAAGAAGGTAACAACTCTACTGAAGAGGGAGAAGCCTTCGATGATGACGAAGAAAAGTCCGGTGACTTTTAGATCTGGACTAGAGCAACGGATAGCGGACAACTTAGCAAAACGTAAATGCAACTTTGAGTATGAGCCAATGTCCGTTGCTTACTTCGTTACACATAAATACAAACCTGACTTTGTGTTACCTAATGGTGTTATAATTGAAGCGAAGGGGTACTTCAGATATAAAGATCAGAGGATGCACAGGTCTATCAAAGAACAACATCCAGAACTTGATATACGATTTGTGTTTTCAAATATAAACAGTCGTATTCAAGGTTCTAAATTAACATGTGCAGGGTGGTGTGATAAACACAACTTTCTGTACTCAGAGAAAATTGTACCACACGAATGGACAAAGAATGACAAGAAGAAAACTAACTAAGTACATAGTAGTTCACTCAACTAGTACAAAACCTAATGAAGATATTAAGTTAAGTGATGTGGATGAGTGGCATAGAAAAAAGGGTAAGTTAAAAGTTGGTTATCATTTTTTTATCAGACGAGATGGTATAATTGAAAGCGGTAGACCTCCAAATGAAATAGGATCTCATGTACGTGAGAATGATTTGGAGTCCATCGCTGTCTGTTTATCTGGCGGTAAGAATACAAGAGGTATTCATGCACCTGACTATGGTAAACAGCAGATTGAATCTTTGTTTGTGTTACTTATGACATTAAAGTTTATGTACTCTGATGCAGAGGTAGTAGGACACAGAGATTTAGAAGAAACTCCATGCCCATCATTCGATGTACGTAAGTGGTGGGATCTCAATGAAGATAACTTTGGTTTACTTAAATTCAAATACAAAGATTTATAAAGGGGAACATGAGACAATGGGATGCTAATCTACAATCACTTGTAGAAACAGAAGAAGAAGAAGAGAAGGAGTATACTGAAAAGTATATACTCTCGTTTAAATCTAATACTAATACTGTGAGGGTTTCTTTTGAGGCAGAGAAACTAGATGATGTACTTGAACATCTACATACCTTTCTAAATGCAGTGGGATTTACTTATGTTGGTAAGTTGACAGCAGTAAGTAGAGATGAGGAAAAGGAATGGGAAACTAGCGGTGAAGAAGATGGCCTTACATATGATGAATGAAGAAAGCGAATTTATCCACCATGAACCTTGCCCGGAGTGTGGGTCAAGAGACAATCTTGCTAGGTATGATGATGGACATGCGTACTGCTTTGGCTGTAACTATAGAGAGAAGTCAGGTGGAGAACAGAAAGTTGTAATGAAGAAAGGAGATAATAATATGGATTTTGTTGAGGGTGAAGCAACAAACCTTAGTGCTCGTGGTATTTCATTGGATACTTGTAGGAAGTGGGACTATGTAGTTGGAGAAGTTGGAGGTCAACCAGTACAGATTGCTAACTATAAGGATGCAAGTGGTAACAAGGTAGCACAGAAGATCAGGTTTAAGAATAAAGACTTCCATACAAGAGGTGACATAAAGGAAGCAGGATTGTATGGAGCACATCTATGGTCAGGTAAAGGTAAGAAAGCAGTTGTATGTGAGGGTGAGTTAGATGCACTGTCTGTGTCACAAGCACAAGGTAACAAGTGGCCTGTGTATTCTGTACCTAATGGATCGGCTGGTGCTTCCAAAGCTATACGAAAGAGTATAGAATTATTGACAGGGTATGAGGAGGTTATCTTCTGCTTTGATAATGATGAACCCGGAATAAAAGCATCACGAGAATGTGCACAGGTACTACCTCCCGGCAAGGCTAAGATAGCAAAGCTCCCTTTGAAAGATGCAAATGAAATGCTCACCAAAGGTAGAGTTAGTGAGTTGATTAATTGTATATGGCAAGCTAGAGTCTATAGACCAGATGGTATTGTGAATGGTAAGGACTTGTGGGATATAGTTAGTGCTGAAGATTCAATGTCAGCATGTGATTACCCATATGAAGGACTGAATAAAAAGACTCTTGGAATGAGGAGAGGTGAGATAGTTACTTTAACTGCTGGTGCAGGAATAGGTAAGTCTCAGGTATGTAGAGAATTAGCTAATCATATGCTGAATCAAGAGGAAACTATAGGATACATTGCACTAGAAGAATCGAACAAGAGAACTGGTCTAGGTTTTATGGGTCTCTACTTGAACAGACCATTACATCTTGGTAACATAGATGTTTCAGATGAGGAGTTTAAAGATGCATTTGACCATACTCTTAATACTGGTAGGATATATTTATATGACCATTGGGGTTCACTTGAAGGTGATAACCTTCTTAATAAGATACGTTATATGGTTACAGCCTGTGGATGTAGCTTCATTATTCTGGATCATATATCTATTGTGGTCTCCGGTATAGAAGATGGTGACGAGAGAAGGACAATAGATAACTTGATGACTAAACTAAGAGGCTTAGTTGAGGAGGTCAACTGTGGTCTTATACTAGTATCCCATCTAAAGAGACCACAAGGTAACAAAGGTCATGAGGATGGAGCACAGACTAGCATGGCACAGCTTAGAGGTTCGGCTTCAATAGGACAGCTATCAGACATAGTTATTGGATGCGAAAGAAACCAACAAGGTGATGACCCGGATCGTACTACTGTACGTGTACTCAAGAATAGGTGGACAGGTGAGACAGGAATTGCATGTGAGGTAGACTACAATCATAAGACTGGTAGATTAACAGAAGTACCAGAAGATGAGATGCCATTTGATGATGAAGAAGAGGAGTTCTAATGAATCTCTTTGAAAACTTACATTCTGATTCTTGTTCAATATGTGGACAGATTGAGCACGAAGAGGGTGAAGGAATACAAGGTATGTTTGGTATGATGCCAGTTACATTTTGTCAGATGTGTCTTAATTCTATGGCTGAAATGATAAAGGATATAACTGAGGGGGAAGATGAGTAGATGTATATTTGATATAGAAACTGATGGTCTATTAGAGACTGTAACTAAGGTTCATTGTATAGTTATCTACGATATTGATAACGATAAGATGAGATCCTTTACTGGTGAAGTTACTAGACTTGAATTTGATGACGCACTATTTTTCCTGAAAAATTTTTCGGAGATTATAGGACACAACATTTTAAACTTTGATCTTCCTGTACTGAAAAAGATTTTCGATTATGAACCAGAACCTACACAGACTATTAGAGATACATTAGTCTGGTCTAAACTAGTGTACCCAAATAGAGGACAAAGGGATGCAGACAATAAAGCTATTGATAAAGATCAGTATGGTAGACACTCGTTGAAATCATGGGGGCAACGGCTCAACTTTCCAAAGAATGAGTTCAATGAGTTTGAAGAGTTCAGTCAAGACATGTTAGAGTACTGTGAGAATGATGTAGAACTTAACTATAAACTGTACTGTAAGTTACTTGATGCTGACTTTTCAGATGAGTCTGTCCAACTTGAACATGAGATACATACTATTTGTTTGAAACAGACTGATAATGGTTTCCCATTTGATGTGGATAAGGCTACTAAATTGTATGGTAAGTTAGCAGAGAAGAGAGATATATTACAGAAGGAACTAAAGGAAGTGTTTGGTTCTTGGATTGTGGATGAAGGAGA